TGAACACTCCCCCCTTCCCTGCTGCCATGCAGTCTTCGGTGGTGAGTGTTGTGAGCTCAGTGAGCTCAGGCAAGGTCGCGTTGGCGACCCCCGGAGCTACCGGGCAAACAAAGTGGAGTGTGGACATGGTCTACCGCGTCGTCGAAGGCGATTGCGGCTGTGGCGAAGTTCACACCTCCCTCGGACCAGGCTGGCGCAAGTGGAACCGTACCACGGATTACCACTGCACTGGCCCCGAGCTCCACGGCGCCTCGATCTGGCGTCCTGGAGTCCTCCACGCGGAGCACTGGGTGCACTACGAGGAGGAGGATGAGGGTGAGAGAGTCCAAGCGAGCAGCGCCGAGGCGCAAGTCGCTGGCTCCGTCGCCCAGCAAGGAGAGGAGAGTGGCGAGCTCGGCGGAGAGTCGAGCTCGCGAGTCCCTCGCCCTGCGTCTCCCGCCGAGTCTAGTGAGGACGAGGACGAGGAGATGGAGAGTGAAGTCTCCACGGCGGATCTGTCACATGGAGTGGTCAGTTCTGTCCAGTACCAGTGCGCGACGGACGCGCTCCCTCCTGAAGAGGAGTGGATCCTCGGAGAAGGACTGGCCAAGGCCGTCAGTGAGCATCCGCTCCTGCGACCCGGCGCCAGTGAATCTCCTGGTGATCGTGAGCGTTTTCGAGCAGCTCTGAAGGCTGAAGCGAGCTTGCCCATCAAGGCCGGCCTGCTGTGGGACAGTGAAGCTGTGCTGTGGTTCAACAGGGCTATAGCCCTGTGGTGCGCGATCACGGCTTTCCTGCCCATCGCGCAGACTGTCAAGTTCGCCCGCATGTGGGGTATCCCCATTGCGAAGACGTCGAAAAGTTTGCTGGCCCGTAATGGCTCGGCTCACTTCCGCATCATGGACCTGCGCTACGTGTGGGGGCTGTTCGCGGGCATGGCTGCTCTCTTTCCCAAGGGGGTGGTCGGCGACGTGGCCCATGTGATCGCTGAGGATCTCAAGAATGAGACCTTCATGGCAGAGTGGGCTGGCCAAACGGCCTACTGGGAGTGGATGAGCGCGAGACTCACGGCGGAGCTGGAACGAAACACTAGTTTCGTCCATCTCCTCCTCGGAATCGCGCTTGTGTCCACTTTCATCCTGTTGCTTCAAGTGGTGCGCGTGGCGGTCCGAAAGGCCTGCCAGTGGTATCACCTGTTTCGGGTCAACAAGTTCGGCATCCAAGTCAAGCTCCCTGAGTCCGTGAGGAACTCGGAGCGACTCACATGGGTGAGCACGACCTACACTTTCCGCCGAGATGACGGAACTGTGGTGGAAGTCGATGGCCTCCAAGGCCTGTTCCCCGGCTCCTCGACCAAGGTCGCGGAGCTGGAGCAAGCCATTGTTGGCTCGAACAAGTTCACGATGAGCTGCGTCCCGAGATATCTGGCGCGCCTGTACGTGAATGGGGTTTTCCGTGGCATGGCCTTCCGTTTGGGGGACTATGCCGCGACGGTCCGTCACAATTTCGATGGCGTGAACGAGGGCGACCAAATCACCCTGAAATCCAAGACGTCGGAGTGGACCTGGTCGTTCGGAGCGAGAACTGAGCGCCGGGACATGAAGGCGTGGGGGAGCGTTGTCGTGACGCCCTTCCCCGACATCTGTGTCATCCCTGTCGAAGCCAAGATTTGGACTCGGCTGGCCATGACCCAGGTCGTGCCAGTGGCCTCCTTGAGAGGCGTTCTGACGGAAGTCGTGACGGTCGGAACGACCACCAACGATTCTGAGCTTCATGTTTTCTGCGCCAGAGGCGTGACAACGCGAAGTGCTAGCCAAGACGGCTACATCCAGTATACGGCCACCACCGAGCGTGGCTACTCAGGCGGGCCCGTGACCGTGGGGAACACCCACGATCTCGAGCGTCCGAAGGTGATCGCGATTCATTGCGGTTCCAGCAACACTGTGTCTCACAACCAGGGCTTCCCTCTTATGGGGGTGGAGCAATGGCTGAAAAAAGCTCTCTCCCCGGTTAAGCGAGGAGAAAGTGCGTGGGCGTTCCAGCAAATGATGGACGACCACTGGGACGACTTGGTGGATGATCTCAAGAACCTCCGCTACGAGGATCAGGAGAACGGCGACGTGTGGTTCAACATTGGTACGAAGAAGTACATGGTGTTGGACGCTGATGAGGTCCAAACGATGTACCAATCCTCGAGCCCTGAGGACTTCTTCGGCTCCGAGTGGATCGACCCGGAGCAGCGAAAAGCCATGATGGAAGTCACGGCTGATCGTTCGCTCAATGAGTACCAGCTGAACCGAGAGGAACAGCGCCGCGAAGATGAGTACGACGACATCTCAGAGATGCGTTCTGGTCGCGCGGCTCACACCGCTGGCATGCTTGGCGAGAGTGCCGAATTGGCGCTCGAGTCAGCTAAACCATCTGGCGTCCGCAAGCAAGTGGAGGCGCAGTTGGCTGCCAAGGAGCGTCAAATCGCTCAACTCGGTGAGGGCGTTGAGAAAGCCCACACCGACCTCCGACGTCTGATGCAGGAGGGCGGTTGCTCGGAAGAGCAAATCGCGGCGGCAGTCGCCGCGTACCAGGCTAGCCACGCCAAGAAAGTCGACCACATGCGAGCGCAGAAGTCGTCCGAGCTGGTTGCCAAGCAGGCGAAGATCGACGTGATGAACGCCAAACGCAAGGCGCTGCAGGATCAACTGAATGCGCTTGACGCATCGCAGAGGGCTGAGGACGCTGCCATCGCTACTGCGACGGCGGAAGTGGCCCCATCGATCCGAGAGGAGAAAGAAACTCCCTCGGCGCCCAAAGTCGTGATTCTCGAGTCTGCTGTGTCGGATACGGATTCCGACGACAGCGACTTCTCGCACACTTCAGCGCAGGTTCGATCTGCCAAGAAGAAAGCCAAGAAGTTGGCGAAGCAGTCCAAGAAGGCTGCGGCCATCGAGCGCGGAGCCCAGAAGCCTGAGAGATCTCGCAAGAAGGGCAAGAGCGCGGCCAGCGAGCTGGCGGCTCTGAAGCTGAAGACTGAAAAGGACAAGGCGAAGGAGAAAGAGAAAGCTCTCAAACTGGAGCTGGCTCAAGCTCAAGCCAAGGCGGCATTGCTCGCCAAGGCTGCCACCCCCTGCAAGTACAAGGAGGGGATGTGCGAGACCAACTGCCCCTATCTTCATGAGAAGAAGGAGGCTCTTGTCCCGGCCGCTCAAGCGGTGGTCAGCTACTCTCTGGCCGCTCAGCCGGAGTCTGCCCGTCAGGATTTCTTTCGGGCGTTCGGAAAGTCAGCCGAACGCCGAGACCTCAGCCGTGGTTCGAGCCAGATCTAACGATCGAAGCTCGGGAACGTGCTCCTGCAAACACTGTCCTCATGGAGGAACTGAAACCTCACGACTATGTCGAGGGTGAGTATGTGACTCCGCCTCTGGGCAGCGGGGATGAGATCGACTCTTTCGATTTCCAGGCTCCCCTGGCCAACTTCACTGAGGCCCCGGCTGGCATTAAGGCAGCCGTGGCGAGAATGGAGGTGGCTTACTCTCCATGCCGCTGGAAGATCTGTGAGGATTTTCTCAGCGATGATCACATTAGGAGGACTGCGATCTGGGTTCGTGATAACCTGGGCGATAAGTCCCCGGGCGCAGTCCTGCTGCGCCAAAATCTCCCCACGAACGCCGACGTGTTCAATCGCGTCGGCGTTGAAGGGGTGGTGGCTGAGGTCAAAGCTCGTCTCACCGAGCTGGCCGTTGAGGATCCTAGGTGGGCCGCCGATCCGGTTCGCCTCTTCATTAAGCCTGAGGCACACAAGAAGTCGAAAGTCGCTGATAAGCGCTGGAGGCTGATTTGGGGCGTCTCTCTGGTCGACCAATTGGTCGACCGTCTCATCTACGAGCCGATGCTCGAGGCTGAGATCAAGCACTGCGCGGACATACCGGCCAAGCCTGGTTATTCCTTCATGCGCGGTGGAGTTGACAAATTCGTCCGTAAGTACTCCAACGGATCGAAGAAGTGGCTCTCGTTTGATGCTAAATCATTCGACATCACCGCACCTTCATGGGCTCTTGATGCCGCGAGGCAGTTGACAGAGAACATGTGCGCCAATCCGGACAGTGCGCATTTTAGGACTTGGGTCGTCCTTAGCCAGCAGCGGGAGAAAGCCGCTCAGTTTGGCAAATTCGTGTTCAGCAATGGATGCGTCTGCAGAAAGACCAAGCCGTGTATTCAGCCTTCAGGCCGTCTCACGACGATTTCGACCAACAGCAAGATTGTTGTCCTGCTGCGCTACTTGTGGGACGTCCACTCGAAGCAGAGCTCGAGCGCGAGCAGTATCGTAGCCATGGGCGACGACACTGTTCAGGACGGTCTTGATGACCCCGATTCATTCGTGGCGTTTGTCAAGGAAGTCTGTGGTGTCACCTTCACTGTTGAGAGTGCGCCAGGTCTGTTTGAAGACCAAAACTTCTGTTCGATGGAGATGAAACTCAACGACAGTGGTGTCTACGTTCCTGTGCCTCTCAATTGGGCCAAGAACTCGCACGAGCTCTGCCACCCGGAGAGCAAGATTGCGAAGAAAGAGGAGCTCTTAGCCGAAACATGCACTTCAACTCTGTTGTCGTTGTGCGTGCAGTACGCGTTCTCCCCTCACTTCCCGGAGCTGCACAAGATGTTGTGCAACTTTTCCGCGAAGCACGGTGTCACGCACAAGATCCGCTCAGCGGCTTGGTGTCGTGGCATTGTGACTGGCTACGAGTGCGCGTCCTCTGAGGATGATGTGCTTGTGGCTCAGGTGACCAAGCCCAGGCAGTCGTCTCGCTTCTTTCCGCGAGCGCTGCTCTTGTGCCTCATCTCCCTCTTGTTTTCATTGACTATTGGGGGTGTGGTCGTCTCGGCCGAGCCTGTTGGCTCGAGCCTCAGCGTGGTGCGCCCTGTGGAGCCCGGCAGCTCTTGTTGCTTGTGGTTACAAGCAATGGGCAAGTCACCCGCTCAGAAGTTGGCGAAGGCGCTCAAGAAGAAGCAAGCCAAGGCCAAGAAACCCAAGCAGTTTGTCAAGAAACTGGAGAAGGTGGCAGGCAAAGTCCTGCTCACTGGACACGGTGACTACATCCCGACTCGTTTCAACCGAGTCAAGGGGCATGGGGGCTACATCTCGGATGCGGCCGGCGCGCTGGGCAACCATTTCGGTGGGGGCCTCGGTGGCCTCTTGGGGAGCGTCGGTGGGCGTCTCTTCGAAGGCATCACTGGCATGGGAGACTATCGCCAGCGAGCTCAAGCCCAAAATGAGGCTTACAAGAAGTCGGGCGCGATCGACATGGCTCCTCTCAACATGGGGGCTATGAACGTCCAGTTCGCCGGTGGCACCGCTCCGCGAGTGCGCCACCGAGAGTTCATCGGGCCTGTGATCGGCTCGACAGTCTTCACCACGACGATCTATCGCATTCAGCCGGGACTTCGTGGTGTGGGCGTGCTCTTCCCTTGGGCTTCCTCGGTGGCTAACTGCTTCACGCAGTACAAGCTCCATGGGATGGTCCTCGAGTACAAGACTACATCTACGAACTACAGCTCGCAGGTAGGTCTTGGATCGGTGATGATGTCGACGCAGTATGACGCTGAATCATCACCGCTCGCCTCACAGATCGCGGTGGACAACAATGAGTTCACCACGTCTGACACGCCGGCCACGTCTTTCATCCATCCGATCGAGTGTGCCGCTGACGCTAGCTCCATTACGGTGCGCTACGTTCAAGCTAATAACTCGAGCGGAGGCACGGATGATGAGCGCTTCAACGACGTCGGCATCTTCCAGGTGTCAACGATCGGCCAGACTGACTCCGCCGGCCTTCAGGTCGGGGAGCTCTGGGCTTCGTATGACATCGAGTTCCTAAAGCCTGCGCTTCCGGACCTCCACGCTGGCACGACGTATCTCGCGTCGTTTTCCTCCGTGACCAACAACCAGTGCATCTACGGTAGTGGTGTCACTGCGTCGATCGACCAGGGCAGCTCGTACCCGGTTCAGATCGGACCGAGCGGCGGCGGCAGTTTTCTGCTGCCTGTGGGTTACGCTGGGAAGTATCTTCTCCAGTGGACCTGGACGCTCAACGGGGAGATCGGAGTCTTTGGGCTCCCGCCTTTCCCCCAGACGTGGGGGCCCGACGTTACAAGCGTAAAGGCATTCCCTTCCAGTGCGCTGACTGAGTTCGATAGTTCCAACATTCTCAATGTGAATCAGTTGGACTCAACTTCTCAGGCCTATAGCGACCGCGATGCGGCCGCTACGGCCTACGGCTACCAAGGCGCGTTCTTGTTTGAGACCATCGCCGAGAGCGCCGGCAACAACTACATCATTCTCGCTGTCCCTGCCTGGAATGGAACCGGTGCGACGGCGACGAAGAGCGTGTACTCGTGCGTCATCACGGCAGTCGACAACGACCTGCCCACTGGCGTCTACAGCGGTTCCACGCCAGCGATGGCTTTTCAGGACCGAAAAAAGTTGCGCAATGAGATGGTCCAAGACGTGCGCAAGGTGCAAGACCTTCAGAAGGCCAACACTGCGCTGACGTCCCGCCTCTCGCGCTTGGAGACGTTGTTTCAAGCTCTTTCGCGCCCCGCCAGTCCGATGACTGAGCCGGACGAGCCGGAGTTCGGCGTGTCGGCCTCTGCGCCGCCAGCCAAGCGAAAGCTAGCGCTGCCCGACATCGAGGAGGTCAAAACCCCCTCTGTATCGGCCACGCAGCCCGTGCCGAAGAGCCTGTTTGGCAGGATCTCCAGCGCCGCTTCCTCGCAGTAATGTGAGAGTGAGTTGATGACTCACCCCCCGCTCCAAGGTTTGAGAGTTTCTCTCGCCTGGTGGGCTTCTCTCCCGATTTTAAAGGAAACGGAGGGTTTTTCGGCGGTTGTACTCAACAACTGCCTCCCCAGTGAATTCTGGGCTCCGACCAGCCTCGCAGGCTGGCGGGGCATAAGAACTAGGTTCTTACCTTCAAACACAAGGTTTCTAATGTGGTGCAAATCCACCCCCAATGAAGGGTGAGCGGGCGTCACGTTGTGCCTCCAGAGCAGTTGCTCGGAGGTCTCGTCACGGCCGATCTAATTCATA